GCCGCTATCATTGAAAAGCTGCGTTTGCGTACAGCCATATATGAAAGCACGGCGGCATATGGTCATTTCAATTCCTGTCTCTTTCCGTGGGAAAACGTGGATTGTTATAAGGAGTTAAGAAAGGCGGCTGAGAAATATGCTGATTGAAAAGATACCCGCGGCAAAGCTCAATCCAGCTGCATATAACCCACGAAAAGACCTGAAGCCGGGTGACAAGGAATACGAAAAGCTCAAGCGCTCTATTGCGGAGTTCGGTTATGTGGAACCGATCATCTGGAATAAGACCACCGGTAACGTGGTTGGAGGTCACCAGCGGTTGAAAGTGCTACTCGACCTTGGGCAGACGGAAATCGACTGCGTGATTGTTGAGCTTGATGACAAACGTGAAAAAGCACTTAACCTTGCACTTAATAAAATACAGGGCGATTGGGACGAAGCAAAGCTGGCATCGCTCATGGCAGAGTTTGACGCATCTACATTTGACGTATCTCTTACAGGTTTTGATGCTGACGAAGTAGACGCACTCCTAAATAAATTTTACTCGAAGGAAGCTATACAGGATGACTTCGACGTAGACAAAGAAAAGGAAGCCATTGAAGCTGTTGGCGAAACACGAACTCATACAGGAGATATCTGGCTGCTTGGACAGCATCGGCTTTTGTGCGGCGACAGTACCATCGAGGTGGATTTCGACCATCTGATGGACGGTGCCCAAGCCCAGAGCGCAGTTACCTCTCCTCCATACGGCGTGGGAAAAGAATATGAAAAAGCCGGGATCGAACTGTGGTTTGAAACTATGCGCCCCGCTATAAAGAACATCTGTAAAAACGCAGACATTGTCTGTTGGAACATCGGAGACCTATATGCCACAGGCACCCAGTTTATTGAACCAACCGAAATGTATAGCATTGGGCTATTTGCTGACAATGGCTTTCGTCCTATCTGGATTCGCATATGGAAAAAGCAAGGCATGAATTTCGGTAATTCACCCTATCACCTTGTGACAAATAAACCGGTGCAGCAGTACGAATATATCACGGCGCTGGCTGCGCAGGAAACTGATGAATACAACGACCAAGAATTTGCATGGGTTTCGGCATTCGCCGGTCATTCATATAAGTTTGTGAAGCGTCTTACCAAGGATGAACGTAAAAAATGGGGCTATGCCGGTATTTGGGAAATATCTACTGTGCGAGCCAATAAAGATCACCCTGCTATGTTTCCTGTCGAGTTGCCGTGGCGATGCATTAAAATGCATTCTGACCGTGGCGGTGTGATACTTGAACCTTTCGCGGGCTGTGGAACGACGCTCATCGCCTGTGAACAGACCGAACGCAGGTGCTATGCGATGGAGATTTCGCCGGTCTACTGTGATCTCATCGTAAAGCGCTGGGAAACATTCACCGGTGGGACTGCTGTAAAGCTGGAGGTATGATATGGATATACAGAAATTATCAATTGAGAAGTTAAACCCTTCAGCATACAATCCGCGAAAAGACCTTAAACCCGGTGATGCTGAATATGAAAAGCTGCGCCGCTCCATTGAGGAATTCGGTTATGTTGAGCCTATCGTCTGGAACAAGCGCACGGGCAATATTGTCGGCGGACATCAGCGCTACAAGGTACTGGTGGCGCTCGGATATACCGATGTGGACTGCGTTGTACTGGATATCGACGAGCAACAGGAAAAAGCCTTAAATGTGGCGCTCAACAAGATATCTGGCGAGTTCGATATCCCGCTTTTGACCGACCTTTTAAAGGATATCGGTGCAAGTGGCTTTGATGTATCTCTTACGGGTTTCGATGCTGCAGAGATGGATGCGTTGTTCAGGGATAGTATAGTCGGAGGAATAAAAGAGGACGATTTTGACGAGCCATTACCTGAAACACCAGTTTCCAAGCAGGGAGACATCTGGCTGCTTGGACGGCACCGTCTTATCTGCGGCGATGCTACGAAAGCTGAAACATATAAAAAGCTCATGGACGGACAGCAAGCAAATCTCGTGATCACAGATCCACCATACAATGTGGACTATAAAGGCACTGCGGGAAAACTTAAAAATGACAATATGGAAAGTACCAAGTTCCACGCATTCCTGCTTTCGGCATACCGGTGCATGTATGATGCGTTGGTAGACGGTGGCGGCATTTATGTTTTCCACGCTGATCGTGAGACAGTCAATTTCAGGACAGCATTTACAGAAGCAGGCTTCTTCTGTCATCAGACCTGTATATGGATAAAGAATACACCGGTCTTGGGGCGATGCGATTATCAATACAACCATGAACCTATTCTAGTAGGCTGGAAGCCAACAGCCAGTCACAACTGGTACGCCGACCGTAAACAGCGCACGACATGGAATTTTGACCGGCCAACCAAGAGCAAACATCATCCTACAATGAAACCTGTGGCACTGTGCGCATATCCGATTATGAACAGCTCGCTGACAAACAACATTGTGCTTGACTCATTCGGGGGCAGCGGCAGTACTCTCATTGCCTGCGAACAGACAGGACGCATTTGCTATACGATTGAGTTGGATGAGCGCTATGCCGATGTTATCGTGAAACGGTACATAGAGCAAAAAGGCTCAGATACCGACGTTTTCCTTATGCGCGATACACAAAAAACTGCATATATAGATGTCAAAAAGTCTGTAGAATAACGCTTGCTATTCTACAGATTTTATGGCTCTATATGACCTACGTAGAACGCAGAAAGGTGGTAAATGGAATGGAACAAAGCACATTTGTAATCAGGTATAACGTCACTGGCGATGAGCGCAAGCGTCTCGTTCGGGCAATGGGCGACATTTTGGAAGCTAAACCCAAATATTTGGGTGCACCGAGCTTCGCTTACGAGATTGATTATTTCACTGTTGAAAAAAACGGCATCGTTGTCTTTGATAACCGTAGTGATAGCGTGGAAATCGAAAACCTCATAGAGCGGCTGCGTGAATTGGGCTTTGAAGCAGAAAAGGACGGCAGTGACACTAATGATGGCGACGAGCTTGTTATTGAGATGCCGCTGACAGGGTTCACTCCTGAAAAGCTTGATAACCTTGCTAAACTGGTCACCGCAAAGGAATCACTACTCAAAGCAGCATTAGGTACCCCAGATTTGCCCATTCAGCAGACAAAAAAGACTCTCCGATTCCCATGGTTCAAAAGAAACTTAGACAGCGATTCGGTTCACGCTTATACCACACTAATATCGAAGCTCTGTGAAACGGCAAAAGAAAAGCAGCGAGTCAGTGCCAAAGAACGTGAGGTTGATAATCCAAAGTACGCCATGCGCTGCTGGCTGCTCTCTCTCGGCTTTATTGGTGACGAATACAAGGTTAGCAGAAAAATCCTGCTGAAAAACCTCCCCGGCAGCAGCGCATTCAAAACTCCGAAAGGTGGTACAGGTGATGAGCAATAGATTTCCTTCAAGAGAAACCGTCGAACGTATCCGCGCTCAATATCCCGTCGGGTGCCGTGTGGAACTGATAAAAATGGATGACATACAAGCTCCTCCTATTGGTACTAAAGGAACGGTCACGGGCGTGGATGACATTGGAAGCATAATGGTTTCATGGGACAACGGCAGCACGCTTCATATCGTATATGGCGAGGATATATGCCGGAAAATTTAATTGAAAAATACACAATTACAGTAGTTTTACGAGCAACAAAGATTGTGTAGTATATGCCGATTTATATCGTGTAATTGCCTTGCTATGCTGTGTTTTCTATGGCTATATGTAACCTACCGCAAGGGAAAACACACTATAAGGAGGACATCAACATGACAAACCAACTTCATCTGAACCAGACGGTTCGCAACCACGGCATTCTCGCCAAGATCGTCGGTTTCCATGAAGTCACGGGCGACCCAATACTCCGCCCGCTTTGGAACGACGGCACCAAATGGCTTGCAAGCGCAGCCATGTGCGAGCCGGTCGATATTAATCCCGCCGAGGTCTCGCAGCACAAAAACGGTCTTGTGAACCTCGATTAAGCCAAACATTAAAAGAAAGGAGAAAAGCATGGACTACCGAAAACTCATCGACGAGCAGCTTGGCGACGGATACACTTTCGTGAAGGTTTACAACGCTTTTGAAAACGGAGAGTTGCGGATTATTGCCAAGGACGCGCAGGGATGCGAACACCGATATATTTTAGTGGATGGCGAACTAACGGAAAAACCCTAACCTAAAATCGAAAACAGCCGAGAACACCCCGAAAGGGGCTGTCTCTCGTGCAGACATTTTTAGAAGGCTTGCCTGTGGCAGGTCATTTTTTATGCCATTTTGAAAGGAGGCGGCTGATATACGAAAACTAAAGAAATACACACCAACTCGTTTTATGATGAAGGATTCCGTTTACTGCAAGGAAGCCGCCGACTATGCTGTCGCTTTCATTCAGGCCTTACGTCATACCAGCGGCATATGGGACGGTCGGCCTTTTGAACTTATAGATTGGCAGGAACAAATCATACGAGATGTGTTTGGTGTTCTGAAGCCAAATGGCTACCGTCAGTTTAATACAGCATATATCGAAATACCAAAAAAGAATGGAAAGTCAGAGCTTGCCGCGGCAGTTGCACTTTTGTTGACTTGTGGCGATGGCGAACAGCGCGCTAAGGTATATAGCTGTGCTTCGGATAAGAACCAAGCAAAAATTGTGTTTGAAGTAGCCGTTGCTATGGTACGCAAGTCTCCGGCACTATCCAAGAGAGTTAAGATTACTGAATCAACAAAGACCCTTGTATTTATGCCTACGGAGAGTACTTATCAGGTACTCTCAGCGGACGTAGCAAACAAACACGGTTTCAATACACATGGTGTTATTTTCGATGAACTGCACACGCAGCCAAATAGAAAGCTCTACGATGTGATGACCAAAGGCAGCGGTGACGCCCGAATGCAGCCGCTGTATTTCTTAATCACAACAGCCGGCGACAATACGAACTCCATCTGCTATGAGGTGCATCAAAAAGCACTGGATATACTTTCGGGCCGCAAGACGGATCCGACGTTTTATCCTGTAATATTTGGAGCTTCGGAAACAGACGACTGGACGGACCCAAAGGTATGGAAAAAAGCAAACCCTTCCCTTGGTATCACAATAGGAATAGACAAGGTAAAAGCTGCCTGTGAGAGTGCAAAACAGAACCCCGCCGAGGAGAACAGCTTTCGCCAGCTTCGTCTGAACCAGTGGGTCAAACAGGTCGTACGCTGGATGCCGATGGATAAATGGGACGCCTGCGCTTTCAGCGTCGACCCGGAAGCCTTACGTGGCCGCGTCTGCTATGGCGGGCTTGACCTCTCCTCATCCACTGACATCACAGCTTTTGTGCTGGTCTTCCCGCCATTGGACGAGAATGATAAATACATTATTTTACCGTTTTTCTGGATACCAGAAGACAACATTGACCTGCGAGTTCGGCGTGATCATGTGAATTATGATCTATGGCAGAAGCAAGGTTTCCTAAAAACCACTGAGGGCAATGTCGTTCATTACGGATACATTGAAAAGTTCATTGAACGGCTCGGCGAGAAATACAACATCCGCGAAATCGCCTTTGACCGCTGGGGCGCCGTTCAGATGGTGCAGAACCTCGAGGGCATGGGCTTCACGGTCGTTCCGTTCGGGCAGGGATTTAAGGACATGAGTCCACCCACAAAAGAACTCATGAAACTAACTCTGGAGCAGAAACTTGCCCACGGCGGCCACCCGGTGCTGCGCTGGATGATGGACAATGTGTGTATTCGCTCAGATGATGCAGGAAACATCAAAGCCACCAAGGAAAAATCCACAGAAAAAATAGACGGGGTTGTTGCTACGATCATGGCACTTGACCGCGCAATACGGTGCGGAAACGATACGAGCGAAAGCGTGTATGACTCGCGCGGACTTCTTTTTGTCTAAGACCATAGCAAGTGAATCCTATAATTGTTGACATCATTTTTGCCGAAGTTATATACTTTAGTTGTAATTAACGGTATCTGGAGGGCATCATATGCCTACTGTTGTTGAACGACTATTCCAAGAGAATGGCAAAGAAATTTTGGGACAAATAAAGTGGGGGCATCAATTAGACTGTGTGCAGCCTGGGGTCTATGTGGTCGCTTTGACTAATCAAGCCGATAAAATGCTTTGTTATAATGAGGCTCCCATTTCAGAAGGGTTAGTCGAGGAATGGGTTAATCGAGTTCCCTATATGACACTCGACCGCACCTTGCCAACGGTGAACACTTTAACAAAAAGGCTGAAGGACTTTTGGCTGCCCGATGAAACAGTATTATACATTGGCAAGGCAGGAACATCGCTGCAACAGAGAGTAAACCAGTATTATACGACAACTCTTGGGAGTCCTGGTCCTCACAGAGGCGGTCATTGGCTAAAAACACTAAACAACTTGACAGAGCTGAACATTTATTGGACTACTTCAGAAGGCAGTACGGCACACGATCTTGAATCTGTGTTTTTGGATTATTTTGTTAAGCGAGTATCTTGTGAAAGCAGGAAGATTCTACGCGACCCTATTCACCCCTTTCCATTTGCCAACATAGAGTTTCCAAAAGGAGTCCGCAAAGACCACGGATTACGGAAACAAACAACATAATAGTATGACTCGAACTTCATAATGACTAAAGCATCTCGCATGAGGTGCTTTAGTCATGCCCATTTTTAAAGGAGAGTGATGTTCATGAGACTGTTCGAAGGAATATTCAAAGCACGTGACAAGCCTAAGGATGCCCTTGGCGGCGGGCGCTACGACTTCTTCTTTGGGAGCACAAGCTCAGGGAAGCCGGTCAACGAACATACTGCCATGCAGATGACTGCGGTCTATTCCTGTGTGAGGATATTGTCCGAAACGCTGGCGGGTCTGCCGCTACATGTATATAAGTACAACGACAGCGGCGGCAAAGAGAAATATCTGAAACACCCGTTATATAAGCTGCTCCACGACGAGCCGAACCCGGAGATGACTTCATTTGCGTTCCGAGAAACTCTGATGAGTCATCTTTTATTATGGGGCAATGCCTATGCGCAGATTATACGCAATGCTAAAGGCGAGGTCATTTCCCTCTATCCGCTGATGCCAAACAAGATGACAGTCGACCGTGATGCTAACGGCCGGCTTTTCTATTTATATCAGCGCAGCTCGGAGGATGTACCTTCACTCGGCAAAGACAACCAGGTCTATCTTGCCCCTGCCGATGTCCTGCATATTCCGGGCTTGGGCTTTGACGGTCTGGTTGGCTATTCGCCCATTGCAATGGCAAAGAACGCGGTAGGCCTCGCCATCGCCACAGAAGAATACGGAGCGAAGTTTTTCGCAAACGGTGCCGCGCCGGGCGGTGTGCTTGAACATCCCGGTACGATTAAGGATCCACAGAAGGTCAAGGAATCCTGGAATGCCGCCTACCAAGGTTCAGCCAACTCACACAGGGTGGCCGTTCTCGAGGAAGGCATGAAGTATCAGCCCATAGGGATTTCACCGGAACAGGCGCAGTTTTTGGAAACACGGAAGTTTCAGATCAATGAGATTGCCCGTATTTTCAGAGTGCCTCCGCATATGCTCGCTGACCTTGAAAAATCATCCTTCAGCAACATCGAGCAGCAGAGCCTTGAGTTTGTGAAATACACGCTCGACCCGTGGGTGGTGCGCTGGGAGCAGTCCATGTGCCGCGCCCTGCTTTCCGACAGCGAAAAACCGACAGTATTTATCAAGTTCAACGTAGACGGACTTCTGCGCGGAGATTACGAAAGCCGCATGAGCGGTTATGCGACCGCAAGACAGAATGGATGGATGAGCGCGAACGATATCCGTGAGCTTGAAAACCTCGACCGTATCCCTGCGGAACTCGGCGGCGATCTCTACCTCATCAACGGCGCAATGACCAAATTACAGGACGCGGGTGCGTTCGCAAATACAAAAGGAACGGAGGAAACAAGCAAATGAAGAAATTCTGGAACTGGGCGCGGGATGAAGATTCCGGTGTCAGAACACTCTATCTGGACGGCACAATTGCCGAAGAGTCATGGTTCGACGACGATGTCACCCCTAAAGCATTCAAAGCTGATTTGAATTCCGGAGAGGGTGACATTGTTATTTGGATCAACTCGCCCGGCGGCGACTGTATCGCGGCGAGTCAGATCTATGCCATGCTCATGGATTACAAAGGCAAGGTCACCGTAAAAATTGACGGCATTGCGGCTTCGGCAGCAAGCGTTATCGCAATGGCGGGAACCGAGGTATTGATGGCACCGACGGCGCTCATGATGGTGCATAACCCGCTGACTATCGCAATCGGTGACAGCGAGGAAATGCAGAAAGCCATCGCTATGCTGGACGAGGTCAAGGAAAGCATCATCAATGCCTACGAAATTAAAACCGGACAGTCCCGTGCCAAGCTCTCCCACCTCATGGACGCAGAAACCTGGCTCAACGCAAACAAAGCTATTGAATTAGGTTTTGCTGATGGCATTCTGGAGGATGAGAAAAAGCGGATTCAACCGGACGACATCACCTATGCTTTCAGCCGCAGAGCAGTAACAAACTCGCTGCTTAACAAGGTCAAACCCAAGATACCCAAACAGAACAAAGGAACACCCGTTGAGTCGCTTGAAAAGCGGCTCTCTTTGATTTCTCACTAAATTTTATGGAGGTAACATCATGAACAAAATTCTTGAACTGCGCGAAAAGCGCGCCAAGGCATGGGAAGCCGCAAAGGCTTTCCTCGATACCAAGCGCGGTACTGACGGCCTGGTTTCCGCCGAAGACACCGCAACCTACGAGAAAATGGAAGCCGACGT